ATATCGTTTCTCGCTGACAAAAGGAACAAGTTTTGTATCCAGTTGAACCTTGTATATCCTTGATGTTACATCTGTATTTGTAAATGTATAAGAATTTGTGGCAGTCGTGGAAAAGCTTTCAGAATTTTTCTTCTTGTCAGCACGCAGTCCTACCTCCTGCACTTTGGCGTTAAAAAATTCCTTTTTCGCACCCTCTAAAGGTGGAAATCCTAGCTCAGCCTTAATAAGACCAGCGTCTATAAGTTCAAAAGCCGCCCTGTACTTCATTGCGCTCTATGTTACCGAAATAAATTTAGCACCTAATGTGTTCCCGCCCGCCGCGTCACCATCTGCGTTACCAGACCTAATATGAAGCGTATTCGAGTTTGCAACTCCACGCAACGGAAAAACCACACCTTCATTTGCTTTTAGTACAGCTAACTCAATACCACTAGTCCCAGTTGCATGAGATTGAACAATTAAATAGTCTGTAGTATTCGCCGTAGCTGTTTGAGCAGCCCCAGAACTAGATTGCTCATAACCTGTATTTTCAATATATACAAATTGAGCCGCCGCTAAAGCTGGGAGCGTTGTTGTACTGCCAGAACTATTAGCCACAGCCGGAGCCGTTAATATATAAGGTACACCAGCTGCAAATCCATGAGTGCTATTTGTTAAATCATCAACAGATAATGTAAAATCTGCACTGGAGCATCCTAATGTCTGCTGTATCTCTGTCATAATAACATCGACACTACGAGTTGCATTATCTTGTAATATATCTACAACTTCACCACTAAAACCGTACTGTTCAGTCACTGTCTCTAATGGAGTAACACTAATTGAATATCTTAGTTTACCAGCCATTTTATTTTCCTTTCAAAATTTAAGTTTAAGTTTAATGAGGGGGCGCAAAGCACCCCCTCAAAAACCGTATTAGACCAGCTTCAAAATAGCGTGAGTCTGTTCCTGACGAATTTCAGGGCCAAGCTCTACTAACCATTCATCTACCTGACCATCCGAGCCATCTTTGACAACGTCACGTCTAAGCTGAAAACTAGATTCAGCTAAAGCGCGAACTTCAAAGTTAGCCATATCAACCGCGAGGGCGTAATCTTCATACGCACCCTTCAACAGAGGATGAGGAATGAAACTAACGGAACCAACAGGCCCCATATATTCCATTACTCTCAAGCCAGCGGTTATTTCAGAACCCATCTTGGCGTTTAACTGCCCTGATGAGTCTGCTCTAACCATCTTAACCATTTTAGTCAGCCACTTATTAGAGGCATAGACTGTTTTGTGCATAGAACCATCAACCATGTCTTGAAATACTGCTTCCAAAACATCGTCGAAGTTAGCTTGAGTTCCACTTGAGTTGTTGAGTTGATAGGCAGTGCTGATGTCACCATTGTTTGATTGGACAACACCAGCTGACCCTCCAACACCGAATCCAGCAAAAGTTCTTGCCGGAGCCGCTGCGGTAGCGTCTAAACTGATTGCGCCATTAAACAATAATGCCGTTTCAACATTAACCTTGATTTGTGCCAATTTCCGGGCTTGCAAACGAGCAAGCTCAGGGCCACCATACTGCTTAGAAACTCTAGCAGTACGAGTGATTTCATAAGGTTCCCGGAAAATTTGCGTGCAGTTTTTTAACCTGCGAACTTTTTTCCGAGTCTCTTTCCCGATAGCCGCGCCTTCAGCAATACCTTCTGTTCCACGAACAGCGATGGTGTTTGTGGTGGTAAATGAATTACCATCAGTTCCACCTTCCCAAGGATATTTGCCACCTGAAAAAGCCGCAGATGCACTACCGACAAATGTAATTGTCGTAGCCTGTCCTGCGGTAATCATGTCAACACCATCAGCAACATCGTTCAGTGTAAATGTCTTACTTGCGTAAGTACCACCTACAAATTGGACATCCCTATCAGTCGCTGACCCGTGGTTTACATCCTTTCCTATAGCGTGAACCATAAAATGCGTATTGGATTCACCTTGTCCGCTAGAACCGGATATAGTATAAATTCCGCCAACTTCAAAAAGCTCCATAAGAGCTTGTCGTTGCAGTCGGAGAATACAATTATCTCCATTGATTCCAGCAGATGTACTGTCGAGAATATCTGTTTCGGCAACCATATCAGCTGCGGCAATTAAAGTTGACCGCTTGATATAGTATTCGTCTTCCATCCATTCATAGATGGGAACAGGTGTCCCGCGGTGACCCGCGCGTCCGGATATAGTCAGTAGAGGAGTGACACTTGGGTTATAGTAATGAATCTTCTGCCCAAGCTCGAGAACTTGTCTCTGCGTACCATCAGTAAACTGGGTTGGTGTCCCAGTACCATAGGTTTGTGCCATATTATCTACTCCTGTAGTTTAACTACTTGGAAAATTGCATGATGCTAGCTACCCAGTCCTCTTGTTCTTTCTCAAAGTTTGTCTTTACTGCAGATGCTTTGCCTTCAACAGCGCCAGCACTTACATTTTTGGACATTTCTTTAACAGATTGACCAGTGGAACCTTTCACATCAGCATCATTGCTTTCTTTACTGACCTGCCCATTAAGAATCTTATAAATCTTAACCTTATTCTCAGTCGTGACATTGTCGGGATTATTCATCCAGCCGTAATAGCCTTCGATTTCCGTATCTGTCATTCCAAGAGATTTTAGTTGGTCAACTTCGGCTTGAAGGTTTGCTTGCTGAGCGTCTTGATGTCTAACATCATCGACATACTGCATTGCTTTGCGAGCGCCTTGTTCAATAAGCCATTCGTCGTAACTAGCTCTCCATTTTTGAGACGAGGTTCCATTAACTGATTCATCTAAAATATCGTAATCTTCAGGTTTGTCTGGTGAAGCATCGCTAGATTCAGCAACTTTAGTGACTTCTTCCTGAATTACATTAACCACATTTGGGTTTTCCTTCAGAAATTTATCAAGCTTACTCAATCTATCATATTCTCCACTCTGAGATTTAAGCTCCTGCTCCGCCTTATCCTTCATGCTTTGCATGTTTTTATAGGAATCGGCGAGGTTTTGCCTACCATCTTCATCATTACGAAATTTATTATCAATGAGCCAATCAACTGGTGATTCATCGGTTCTTTTTGGATTGTCTTTGACTTCAGACGATTCTTCAGGCTGAGATTTAACCTCGGGTTCAGCGCCTTTAGTTTCCACCTCATCTGAGCCAGACTCTTTAACGGGATTATTGAAATCTTCCAATGCCTCCATTACATCATTCTGGTTATCAGAACCTGATTCTTCTGTCTTCTGTACCTTTTTTTCATCACTCATTCTATGCTCCTGACTTTATAAGTTACCCATCTAAGCTGATGGGGCTTCGGTTTCCGAGTTTATAGCCTGTTTTGATAAGTAGCTTAAATCTTCGGCTGTTTGCCGAGTAAGCTCTCTTTGTTTTTCCTGTTCCGCCTTTGCGGTTGATTGCAGATTGCTTACAGCCTTCTGTACAGGTTTTGTAGCCTCTGCAATTTCAGCCCGCATTCGGGTATGAAACAGTTCCCTTTCCCTTGTCTGTAGGTCTCCAGAAAGGGTCTCTACCTGCTCCTGTAACTGTTGTACTTGACCAGATAATTGAGAAATCTCACCCATACGCTTAATTAGTGCCGCTTTATCAACATTAGACTGCATATTCATGATAACTTGAACCTTATCATAAATACCAACCTGCATAAGTCCTATATCTCTAGCCAAATCTGCGCTAGGAGTTTTAGCTCTAGTGCTTCCGACGACTACACGAACATCTACATGGGCAGATGTTACATCATATAGCATCTCAACGGCTTGGGTATAGTCATTAATACCGGGAGTGTTGATTGTAACTTCCTTTTCAGTCCCTAGGGGATTTAAAATTCTTAATACTCTTGCCTTATTATAAACATAAGGCGTATATAATGCCGCGCATCTTCCTGCTTCTGTAAGCATATCATAAATTGGGAGTATTTTCCAATTCTGTTTACGAGCCGCGGCTTCGTCTATGATTTGAGCTTCACCAACAGTTCCTACGGCTCCTTGCGGATTACCCTGTTGAAATTTATAAGCTCCAAAAATTGTTTCAATATCCACCTCATATCTTTGCTTTTCACTATAAAGCTGTGCGCTAATAGCGGGTGGAGCAAATTCTTTTATCTTTTGTTCTCTTAATGCGCCGGGATTAGCACGAATAATTGCATTAGGCACATACCACTTCTCTATTTCTTCATTATCTATTGCTCCATCTTCATAAAGCAACTTAAAACTTGCAGTGCTAGTTGCGTGGCTGATTAAAAGAGCTTCAACCCTATTAAGCATTCTCTGCGGAGTTTTTGCGTGTCTTACGTCTCCAGCGGGATAAGGAGTACCATTATGTTCGTTGCATGCAGGAATAATTGGGTATCTATCCATCGGCAACACTTCGTCATATACTAAATGGTCGCCAATAACAAATGTTTCCCTTATTTGGGTTTCATAAACCAACTCTTCAGAAATCTGCCCACCATTTAAGTATTCGTTATATCTGTCTTCTTTTTGTGCCGTTTTATAATCGTCTTTATCAAAAATCTTATATAACCCAGTCATATTATCAGTAACCATAACCTTTGGCACACCAACTTTAGACCACCTGACGAATTTTCTTACAGACGGCTTTCCGTCAAATGGACTAATATCAGCCCTTAAACTTTTTGTATCTCGGTTATATTTGCCAGTATTTTGGAAATTTGTTTCAGAGTCCTCTCTTGCATCTTCAATAATATCAGCATATTGGGGGAAGTTGATTTTCAGAGACTCTTTGGTATGCAAATCAGAAAGCATAATACTCCCTGCGTCTGAAAAGTGTGAGTCAGTAGAATTGGGGTCAACAAATACAGATTCGGGAGCAACTCTTTTAATCCGAATTCCCCCAGCCCCCTGTTCGGCCTGCCAATCCTGGTACACATACATATACCCAACACCTTTTACGATGTAGTCCCTGCAAATGTTCCGAAAATGTCTATTCCCGTGAGAATCAAACCATATCTTATCTAGAAGGGCGTTATAAATATTGGCTATATCATTATCCGTCTGCCCAGTCGCTATCACGTCCCACTCTGGAGAAGAGCTAGCAACATTAGCTAAAACCTGCTCAACTGCCGGTCTAATCTTATTATTTGCCTCGGGCGGTTGCCCAATACTTAATAGATAGTCCTTTTGACCACTTGTAAGTTG